TTGCGGTCGAAGTAAGCCTTGCCGAAATCCAGCACCTTGTCCGCGAGGCCGCCCGTGAGGATGTTCACGAGCGCGGCAATCATGGCGCGGCCTTCGGCGTCTGGTCCACGAGACGGCCAGCCAGCCCGCCCACGGCCAGCGCCACGATGACATAGGGCCGCCATGCCTCGGGAAGCCAGTCGCGCACCTCCGGCGGCAGCGTGGGCCACACGAGCGGCAGCGCCGCGAGGATGGCGAAGGCCTGGACCGAGAACCAGCGCCAGGCGCTCCGCCAATCGGGAATGAGCCTCATATCGTTTACCCCTTTGCGATGAAGGCCGCGGCGGCGGCAAGAAGGGCGGCAATCGCGCCGATCACCCACTTGGCGATGAGGCTTCCCGCCTGCGGCTGCGGCTTGGCCTCGGGCTGCGGGAACGGAAGCGGGATGCCATCGGATTTCGGCTGCGCGAGGAACAGATTGCGCTCATCCTCGCGGCGGCGGACGAGGCCCGGCAGCACCTTGCCGCCGCCCTTGGTCCACATGCGGAATGCATCGGCGGCCCCCTGCACGTCACCGGCATTGAAGCGGCGCACCACCGTGGAGGCTGCGAAGGCCCCCTGCCCGATGTTGTAGCAAAGGCTCACCATGGCGGCGAACTGGTTGGCGGTGGGCGTGCGGGTCACGGCCTTGGACACGGCAGCCTCGTATCCCTCAAGCGAGCGCGCCAGCCATTCAGCGGCCTGCGCCTCGGTGATCTTCATGCCCTTCCTGATCTCGCCCACGCCCGCGTCCGAGGTGGTGCCGTAGCCGATCGTCCACTTGTCGGCTGGGCAGAGATAGGCCTCAAGCCGCAGGCCTTCATGGCGCTTGATGAGGTCAAGCCCGGCTTTGCTGGTTTTCATGAGGCACCTGGGGGCATTGTGGGGTTGTTGGACCATTGCTTCGCAAAGCGCAGCACCCCTTCGCAGATCATCATGGCGGTGAGGCCGACAAGGAACCCAACCGCGTGCTCTGTGCTGGTGTCGGCCACGAAGCCGAAGTATCGTTGCGAGATGATGTAAACTGGCGAGGTCATGTAGCCCGCGGTCAGGCTCCCCACGACAACGGAAGCGATGGCGGCCCAGACGTTGTGGGCTCCTGAAAGGAAAGCCCGCACGATGCCCCCGGCAATGCCCGCAAGCAGGTGTGTGAGCTTGATTCCGATGAGCTGCTGCAAAGGGTCCATAGAGTGTAAACTCGCGCTAAGTCATGCGCAGTTTACTCCCTCGCCGCCCAGAATGTAATTGAGCAATATTGGGCAGTTTCAGGCGTACCACCCCTTGCCCCAGAGGGTAAGCAGGCGCTCAAAATAGCGTTCGTATTTGGCCCCGATCACGTCAAGGCTGTAATGTTCGACGGCATGGCGGCGGATGGCGTGCGGATCGAGCGACGGCGCGGCCTCCACGGCGGCGGTGAACTCCCCGAACGAGCGGCAGCGGAAGCCGGTGACGCCATCAATCACGGTTTCCGTGAACGCGCCCCAATCGGTGGTGATGACGGGCGTGCCGCAGGCCTGCGCCTCGATGTTCACGTTTCCGAATGGCTCGATGTAGAGCGTTGGCACGAACACGGCGCGCGCCTTCGACATCAGGCGGCCGCGCTCCTCGGAGCCCACCACGCCGCGATAGTCGCAGCCCGGCGGCGGATCGCCCTGCCCGCACACCACGAGGCGCTTGCCCATCGCCTCCGCCACCTGCAGCGCGATGTGCCAGCCCTTGCGGTCGATGAGGCGGCCGACGAAGAGGAGATAATCGTCCTTCTCGGCGCTGAAGGGGAACAGGGCCGGATCGAGATAGCCGGGAATAACCACATCCCACCAGTTGCCATCCGCCGCGTGCGGGTTGCCGCGCGTCTCGGCGCCATAGATGGTATGCATCCAGGCGTAGGATTCGAACACCCGGCGCTTGGTGAAGGTGCCCCCGTAGCCCACGCCGAACTCCACCGTCTGCAGGTGCGGCAGTGCGTCCGCGATCGCCTTCTGCGCCACGCCCGCGATCACGCACACGAAATCCTCGCGCTGCGCCCGGCGGCCGATCTCCGCCGCCATCCGGGCGTTGGCGTTGGTCCAGAACGGCAGGCCATAGTCGAAGCTGGCCGCCGTGAAATGCCCCGCCCCGACATGGGCCGCGCGCTCCGCCTCGGTCACGCACACCACATGCTCGTCGCATGGGGCTTCGTTCTGCTCTCCGCCGTAGAGGAAGACCGAGTGGCCCCGGTCCTTCATCATGCGGCAGAAGTTGATTGTCTTCGCCGTATAGGCGCAGGAGAGGTAATCCTTGGTGGTCTGTGTGTGCGGGAGGGCGCAGACATGGAACCGCATGATGCCTCGTCAGAGATAGGTGGTGATTTGCGACGGCCCGCCCGCGGGCGTGAAGTTATTGCCGTTGCCGCTGCTGTCAGCGCCGAGAGAACCGGAGTTGGAGAAGTCTAGATGGAATCCAGTGGTGCCGTAGGAGCCGGAATAGGCCTTCGGCTTGGCATTGCTGGCATAGCTGTCAACGAGGTTTGATGGATCTGCAAGGGTCTGCCCGTCCAGCCAGTAAGTGTCGGCCATTCGCCCCTTATAGTAAGAGGCTCCGTCGTCCGTCCCCATTGTGTCAGTAGTGCCTGACCCGTGATCGAACGTGTTGTTCAGACCAATTGTACCCCCAATTACGTCCGTCCATGTCTGCGCTGTTACAGCGCCGCCGTAGGGGCCAAACCATATCTTGAGGCGGTTGGATTCCGTCGCCTGCGCAGAGTCAAATACGCACATGAGGAAGTATTTCGTGCCGTAGGAGATGGACGATGCGCCCTTTTGATAGGCCCTGTAACCGCCGTTATCTGTGGTCAAGAAAACAAACGGGGTGCCAGACGAAATGAGCCCGGCGTAGCCTCCCGAACCCGCCATGCCGACGTACAGCGCGCCGCCGTTCACGCCAGCAGACTCGAAGATTGCGACCTCGGAAGTCCCTATCGGCAGTTCAAACCATGAAGCAAAGGTGAACTTCTTGTTGTTGGTGACGGTCTTCCCAGACCATGCTTTGGTGATCTTGTCGTCCACGCCATCGAACGACACGCCGTTGCGCGCAACGGCGGCTCCCGCTGCGGCGGGCTTGTAGCGAAAGCCGGGGAGGAACGTCATTCCGGCCACCCACTGGAGAGCGTGACTGCACTTCCGGCAGCATAGTCGGATTCCAGTGCATCCGAGTGCGAGCGCACGGCCTTGATCCATGCCCACGTTGCCATGAGCGCCGCAGCGTCGGCCTGCTCAGTCTCCGAGAAGGTGCCGCCTTCCGCAATCTTGAACGCAAGCTCGACGCCCCTCGCCGTCATGTTCTGCTGCTTCCAGCCTGGGAAGCGCGCGAGGATTACACGTTGCGCGGCGGCCTTGATCCGGGCGGCTGCAGCGGCTTGCGGCAAAGGCGCGATAGAGACCGCGATTGCCACCTTCTCACCATCGAACTGAGGAGCTGCTTCTGCGCTTGATTCCAGGTCTCCGGGCTCGACGTCATCCCGCTCCACCGGCACGACAGCCAAAACACCATCGGACCAGCCGGGTAACTCCCAAGTCGATTGACCATCAGCATGGGCGATGCGCACCCGCTGCCCGTCCGTGAGCATGGGTAGGCGCTCCACGATCTCGCCCGTCTGGACGTTCACGATGGCATATCCAATTACGCTCATGTGGCCAGGTCTCCCCCGGCAACCCATTCATCAGTGCCGCGCTTGTAGAGCGTGGCGACGGCATACTGCCCGGCCAGTTTCAGGCCGTTGCGCGAGCGGATGGTGACGCCGGAACCCGCCAGCAAGGTTGTCTGCCCTGCGCCCATCTGCACCACGTTGATGACAGTCTCGGTAGCGAAAGCCACGGACGAGTTAGGCGGGATCGTCAGATTGTTGGCGCTCGCCACGTTCATTTCGATGAGCTTGTTGGCGTCACCGATGACCAGCGTGTAACTGGCCGTCTGGGTGTTGATCGCTGTTCCGCCTACAGGTCCGGTTGCGCCCGTCACGCCCGTGGCTCCGGTGACGCCGGTTGCCCCGGTCACGCCGGTTGGCCCCGTGGGGCCTGTCGGCCCGGTGGCCCCGGTCACACCCGTGGGTCCGGTGGCTCCCGTCACGCCCGTGGCTCCGGTGATGCCCGTGGGGCCCGTTGCCCCCGTGCTGCCCGTGACACCCGTGGGGCCCGTGGGACC